CAGCATCGCCCTGCCCAGCCTCGTCTCCGCCGCCGCCCTCGTCGCCGACATGCAGTACGCCGACCACGCCGCCGTCGCCGAGTTCATCACCGCTGTCGCGGCCGGGAAGCTGTCGTTCGTATCGTTCGCGAAGAAGTGGCCACAGCCCCTCTCATGGGGCGCAGCAGCCGCCGCGGCAGCGTTCACCCAGGCCGGGATCACCGGGGCCGTCGGCGGCATGCCCTCGGTCTACGCGTGGCTCGTGTCCGTCCTCGTAGCAGGCGCGGCCCGGGGTGTATACCGGCACCACACCCGCCACGACGAGATCAAGCTGGAGCAGGAGTCGCTGAAGCTGAAGACGCAGCACGTCCGGCTACAGATGGCCCACCATGCTCTGGTCCAGAAGACCACACCCGAACCGGTCCAGTCCGGACCGGACCTGACCGGCCGGACCGTCGAAGAGGCCAGGCTGCGGACCGTGGTCCACGAACTGTTCGCGGCCGAACTCCCCGGCTGCACCGTGGAACGGACCCGAACCGGCTGGACCGCAGTCCTCGACCTGCCCGTGAACCTGGACCGCGGCCGGCTCCGGACCGCCTGGTCCAAGGTCGCCTCCGGCATGGGCGTGGCCGGCGAGTTCATGCTGGAAGACGGCGCCCTGACGAACCAGCTCATCGCCCGGTTCATCGACGGCGACCCCCTCGAAGCTGTGGTCCCGTACCAGCGGTTCACCGCAGCCCGGTTCACCGACCCCATCACCCTCGGCGTGGACCGGTTCCTGAACCCGGTCACCGTTGAACTGGCCTACGCCCACACCCTGATCGCCGGCTCGTCCAAGTTCGGAAAGTCCACCCTGGTCCGGTCCATAGTTCTCCAGCTTGCGGACCGGCCCGACATCGTGGTCTACGGAGTCGACCTCAAACCGGGCGCGCCGGAGATGACACCGATGCTGCCGATCCTTCAGGACCTCGCACAAACCCCGGAGCAGGCGCACGCCTTCCTCGACTGGCTCAAGTCCGAGTTGCAGGAGCGCGGGGAGATCCTCGCCGCCGCCGGGGATCAGGAGTGGGACCCGGTCAAGCACGGCCGGCCCGCACTGTGGGCGGTGTTCGACGAGCTGGGCGAGCTGGTCAGGCAGGCCGACGTCGGGGAGTGGAAGAAGGATCCGGCGTCGAAGAAGCTGGAATCGCTGCTCGCTTTGGCCCGGTTCGCGGGCATTCACCTGATCGCTGCGACGCAGCAGCCTTCGCGGAAGGTGTTCGGCGGGACCACCGACGCCCGCGGCAACTACAGCGTCCGCATCAGCACGCGGATGGCGGACCGGGACCACCGCCGGTTCATCTTCGGTACCACTCCCGGATGGGAACCCGGCGACCTCGACGCGCCCGGAAAGTTCCTCCTCCAGTCCCCGGACCATCAGCAGCCGGCCCCGTACAAGGGCATGTGGTTGACGAAGGACGAGTTCACGGCGGAGGTCGCGCGGATCGGCGCGGATACGGTGAAGGCCCCGGTGGGGAAGCGGCTGGTCCTGCCCGTCGGCGGCGCCACGAATCAGGAGCGCGTGCGGGCCGCGCTGGTGAAGTACGGCAACTGCACCCGCCGCGAGCTGGAGCAGGCGACCGGGTTGGGTGACAAGCAGGTGCGGGATGCGGCCGGCGCGCTGCGCCCCGAGGTGGAGCGCTGCGACGACACCGGAACGTGGCGTCTGGTGCCGTCGGCCGCATGGGAAGCGCAGGCCGTAGCGAGCTAGTGAACGCGCAGGTCAAGGCCTGAATGCCGGGGGGTGGAAGGAGGGGCGGATACGGACCCCTTCCGGGGTGGCCAGGAGGCTGCTCATCCGCCCCCCCTTTCCACCCCGCCGCAGGGCCCCCGGGACCGTTTGACATCCCTGCCAGACTGGCCGTAGCAGCCGGGCTGGTTGAGCTTCGGATGCCCCCGAGAGACCCCGCCGCAATCCCCCCGTCGGCGGGGTCTCGCCCATTCCCACCCCGTCTGTCGGTGCCGGCCGCTACGATCCGGCCACCATCCGTCCTTGGGGGGACCATGCGCCACACCACCATCCTGCTCGCCGCCGTCTGTCTCGCGCTCGCCGGATGCTCGTCTGGTGGGGAGCCGGCAGCGAAGACCGTCACCGTCACGGCTACCGCCACCCCGACGGCGACGCCGGTGCTCAGTCAAGCCGAGACGGCACGCCTGTGCAGTGTGGCTGTCGCAGAGGCCGCGCCCGGCTGGGAGGACTGGAACTACAGTCCCGGCGAGTGGCAGAACGATCCGCGGACGCCTCAGGTGTGCCAGGGGTTGGCGGACGAGACGGATCCCCCCAGCGGGAATCGGGCGTTCATGGATGCGCTGATCGATGGCCTACAGATGGCGGATGATCCGCGCGCGAGGCAGTAGTTGAGGCGGACGTAGTTCGGCCCCGCACCGGAGGTTGTCCGGGCGGGGCCTTCGTCATGCGGTGGAGCGTCGTAGCTTCTTCTCGATCCGGCGGCGCTGCCTCGGCGTGGCCGAGTTGAACCACGACCCCCACCCGTCCCGATTCCGGTCAGTCCAGTTCGTTGTGCGCTGATACCAGTCGTCGCGTGAGGTGTGCCAGTCGGCGAGGTACTCGCGGTTGGCCCAGGCTGGGGGCTGGTGCATGTAACGGGCGAAGCGTTCGGCGGGGCTCAGGCTCATCCGGTGGTCTCCTCGCCCGGACGCACCGGACCCGCGACCAGCGTGTACGTCAGCTTCTCCGGGTCCAGCCGCACGCCCGTCCTGTCCTGGACGTAGTCGATGATCGTGATGCGGAGATCGTTGATCATCTGCTTGCGGCGCACGTCGCCCTGGCAGGCGGCCCACACCTCACTGGACACGGTGGTGACGTACGGGTGCGGGAGACCGGGGACGGGCTGCATGTCCCACTTCAGGTAGACGTCGCTCATGGGGTGTTCTCCTTGCTGCTTACCTCCCACGAGAAGCGGATCACGATTGCGCCGTCCGCTCGTCGTTCCATTCGGGTCTCAAGTCTTCCGATAGTGAAGGTGTCGTGCTCTTCCGCCAGGGTGAGCGCCTCGCCGTGGGCGTGGTCCAGGTCTTCCCGCAGCTTCTTCTGTGCTCTCGCGCTCATCGGGTGTTCTCCTCGCTGCCCACCGGGCGCTGGAACGCGGCGAGGACCGACGCGCCCATCGCCTCAAGCTGCGGCCTGAGCCTTTCCGTGGCCGTCGACGTGGCCTCATGCAACTGCCGCTCCAGCGGCGACAGCGGGCGGGGCGGCAGCAGAGGACCGGTCTCGTCGTCGTGGCGGTCGAGCTGGTGACGGGCACGGTCCGGGTTCGGGTACGGGCGGTGGGTCATACGCTCGGCTCCTTCTTCGGTCGGCCGCCCTTGCGTGCGCGGCGCTCGGCGAGTTCCTGTTCGGCGCCGGCGAGGTCAGCCAGCTCCTCTTTGTTGCCGTGCTTGGTGATGAAGTCGCGGACGTGGTCGACGAGGTCGGCGCTGCGGTCGACGCCTGCGCGAGTGGCGGCTGTTCCGTAGGCGTCCCACATGCGGCGGGGGATTCGGAAGCGGGTGACGAAGGTGTGGTCAGTGGCGTCGGGCATGGGTTCATGTTCCCACAGAGTTTCTTCCCCGAATAGGTTGTGTGGCTACACGGTTAGCGATACTGTGTAGCCACAAGGAACGAACGAGGGGGACCCCAATGACCGCCGCCACCCGCACCCGCCGCAACACCCTCCGCACCGCCACCCGCACCGCGAAGGCCCTCGGCTACCGCACCCTCTCCGGCCACATCGCCGCAGCCGTCGAAGCAGGTCGGCTCATCAAGACCGGGGACTTCCTGGAGCGCATCGGCGGCGGCGACCTCAAGGACGGCGTGAAGAGCTGGTTCGGCCGGCACGCGAAGAAGGCCTTCAAGGCGCAGCACGGCGGCGACCCGGTCCGCGTCTGGGCGCAGCACCGCACCACCGGCAAGTGGATCCACGTGTTCGTGTACGGCGCCATCGACCCCGCCCTGTACGCCGGCCTCCGCTCCTACAAGGCGACGCAGCACCTCCTCGCCGACATGTACGCGAGGTGCGCCTGAGACCAACCCCACGACGCCCCAGACGACCTCCACCAGCCCCGCCAGCAGGGAGCCCCAGTTGAGCACCATCGAACTCGCCGCCACCGTCGTCGTCGGGACCGCCCTCGTCCTCGCCCCCATCCGTCCCCGTCACGCCCGCATCCTCGCCAACGCCATCCCCGAGCCCACCCCCCAACCCGCCCCGGAGCCCACCCCTGCGCCGGAGCCCGCGACCGTCACCAACTACGACAACTACGGCAGCCTCTGGGGACACGAGACGATCGCGCAGGCCGAGGCCAGTGTCGCCAAGGAGTACGCCAAGGGCACCGCCATCGACGAGTGGGACGCCGTCGACCGTGACGGCAACCGGTTCCGGGTCGTCCGCATGGCCGACCCGACGTTCCTCGACACCATCGCCGTCATCCCCGCCTGACCGTCCGCTGCCCGGCCCTTCGGGGCCGGGCCTCGCCACCGTCCCCTACCCCGTCGGCTGCCCCGCCGTCACCCGCGTCCAGCTCCTCGCCGACGCTTTGGCCGCCTGACCCCAGCCGCCCGCCCGACACGACAGGATGAACCACATGACCCAGCCCACCCCTGACGCCTTCCGCCTCGTCGCCCTGATCGGCGCTCACGACAAGGCCAACGGCAACACCCCCGACAGCAGCGGGAAAGTTGCTGGATTCGACAGCTTCGCCCTCACCGGAGCAGCAGGCCACCGCGCACAATTGATGATCAAAGGGCACGGGACGCTGAGGAAGACGCTCACACCTCAGCAGATCGACGAACTCACCCAGCTGCTGGCCTCCATGTGGCGGGACGGATTCGCCGTCGGCGTCCGCTCGCAGAGCCCCGACGCCTGAACCCGCCATCCCCTCGAACCCGCCACCAAGGAGAACCCGCATGGGACGCGAAATCCGCCGAGTACCCCTCACCTTCAACTGGCCCCTCAACAAGGTCTGGGAAGGCTTCCTCAGCCCGGACTCTCTCGATGGAGAGAAGTGCCCCGACTGCGAGGACGGCTACTCACCCCAAGCCAAGAACCTGCACGATCTCTGGTACGGACACATTCCCTTCGACCCCACCAGCACCGGTTCCACCCCGTGGCGCGCCGACACCCCGGCCATCCGGGCCCGCGCCGAACGCAACGTGGCCGACGCGCCCGAGTACTACGGCAGCGGAGAAGGCGCCATCGCCCAGGAGGCTCAGCGGCTGGCCGACCACTTCAACAGCGGGTGGCTGCACCACCTCTCCCAAGACGACGTTGACGCGCTCATCGCCGCCGACCGTCTCTGGGACTTCACTCGCACCCTGACCCGTGATGGCTGGCAGAAGAAGGACACGCCAGCCACACCGACGGCTGAGCAGGTCAACGAATGGTCTCTGTCCGGCTTCGGTCACGATGGCATCAACGCGAGTGTCGTCGTCAGTGCCCGCTGTGAGCGTGAGGGCGTCAACCCGACCTGCCAGACGTGTGACGGCCACGCGACGATCGAGGCCTACCCCGGTCAGCGCGCCGACGCAGAAGCGTGGGAGCCCACAGACCCGCCCCAAGGCGAGGGCTGGCAGCTGTGGGAGACCGTGTCTGAAGGCTCCCCGGTCAGCCCCGTGTTCGCCGCAGCCGAAGAGCTGGCCCACTGGATGTCCTCCCCTGCCTACACGTGGGGAGCGGTTAAGACGGACGCCGACCGTCCGACCTACGAGACTGCCCTGCGGTTCGTCCGGGCAGGGTGGGCGCCGACCGGTGCAGGCAGCCCACAGACCGGTTTCGTGTCCGGCGTCGAGTGGGTCGGCACCCAAACCGACGCCTGACCTCGTCAACGCTGAAGGCCCCGACCCCACACGAGGTCGGGGCCTCACCCATGCGCCACCACACATCAGTATCCACGATCACCACCACCCCTATCATCAAGGAACGTGATAACCACCGGCGAGGAGGCGGCACCCATGTCCCGTAACCAAGACGAACGCAGGGCAGACGGCCGCTACATCGCCACCCAAGAAGGCGCCGACCGCGCAGCCCAAGCCGCCCGCCTCAAAGCCGAAAACCCCCGCTACACCTACCAGCAGATAGCCGACACCGTCGGATACTCCGACAAAGCCTCCGCCTGGCGCGCCATCAACCGCTGCCGCGAAACCGTCCTCCGCGAAGCCGGCGCCGAACTCATCGCCGCCGAAGCAGGCCACCTCGACGACCTGTTCGTCGCCGCCCTCGAAGTCCTCGAACGCGACCACCTCATGGTGTCCCACGGCCGCATCGTCACCGACGACGCCGGCAACCCGCTCCTCGACGACGGACCCAAACTCTCCGCCATCCGCGAGATGCGCATGCTCCGCGAAAGCTTCCGCAAGCTGTACGGCGTCGACCAGCCCACCAAGACCGAGATCTCCGGCGGAGTCCGCTACGAAGTCGTCGGCGTCGACCCGAAGGACCTCACATGACGCGCTGCACCTGCTGCTCCCACATCTGGCGCGACCGAGGCAACGGCCGCAGCGAACCCGGCCGCAACCCCGCCGTCGCCCGCTGGCGGCACAGCTCCAGCGGAAACACCAGCCTCCTCTGCCAGCCCTGCCTCAACAGCTGGTTCGACAACGCCGACGACGACCCCGACCTCGAACCCGCCTCGTGGGCGTGGCTCTCCGAAGCGCAGCCCCAACGCGCACCCGCGGCTCTCACGTGACGACCGCCCAACTTCCGCACTTCGCAAGGCAGTTGACCTGCGGAAACGATAGAATCGGAGGCGACAGAAAGCCCCGGCGGGTGCGGGAACACCCCCGAGGCGCGGCCGACTTTGTAGGAGTCGACATGACCAAGCGTACGTGCAGCGTTCCCACCTGCGGCAGACCACACTCCAGCAAGGGCTACTGCGGCCCTCACTACGCGCGCTGGAGGCGGACCGGACACGCAGGCGCAGCACCCATCACTCAGCCCAAGTCAAGGGCGCTGTGCTCTGTTGACGGTTGCACTCGCCGGCACAAGGCCAAGGGGTACTGCCAGCCGCACTACAACCGGTGGCTGAGCCGAGGCGACCACGGGCCAGTAGAGATCCGCATCAAAGGGGACTCCAGGACCCGTGATGCCCAGGGGCGGAAGCAGTGTACGAGTTGCCGCGAGTGGCGCGTCGAGGGCGAATTCGGGAGCGCCCCCAAATCGGCGGATAATCTGCACCCGCACTGCTACCGCTGCCACCGCGCCGGGGTCCTGCGCCGCACGTACGGCATCACGATCGAGCAGTACGAAAAGATGCTGGCTGCGCAGGGGCACGTTTGCGCGCTGTGCCGCAGAGGCAACGCAGATGGCCGACTGCTGGCGGTCGATCACGACCACACCTGCTGCCCTGGCCGTATGTCCTGCGGCGCTTGCGCTAGGGCCCTCCTGTGCACCAAGTGCAACACTGGGCTCGGGGCCTTCGGTGACGACATCGTCCTCATGGCGGCCGCGATCGAGTACGTGACCGCCTCCAGGGGGGAGCGCCTTGGCTTCTCCGTCTGAGACCGTCGTCCGCTACGAGCCGCGCGGCGGCGCGAGGGATCTCCTGATCGCGAAGGATCAGGAGATCTGTATCGCTGGTCCCGCTGGTACCGGCAAGTCTTTGGCCATGCTTCAGAAGGCGTTCTACACCAGCCTCATGGTGCCCAACTGTCGGTCGCTCATGGTCCGGCAGACGCATGCCGCATTGACCGGCTCGACGTTGGTGACGTTCGAGCGGCAAGTCGCCCCGGCCGCGCTTGCCGACGGCGTCGTCCGCTGGTTCGGTGGCTCGCCGCGCAAGCCGCCCGCGTACCAGTTCGCGAACGGCTCCGAGATCCTCGTGGGTGGGCTCGACCGGCCGGAGAAGTTCCTGTCAACGGAGTTCTCCCGGATCTATGTGGACGAGGCAACACAGATCAGCTTGTCCGCGCTGGAGACGCTGATCACCCGCCTGCGCGCTAGCGCGGATACGTACCGGCAGATCATCCTGGCGTGCAACCCGGATCACCCGAAGCACTGGGTCAAGCAGCGGTGCGACGAGGGAGCCATGCGGATGATCCAGAGTGTGCACCGGGACAACCCGATGTACATCAACGCAGACGGCACGATGACCGAGCGGGGCGTGGACTACTTCAAGAAGCTCGACGCGCTCACAGGCGTACGGCGGCTGCGCTATCGCGACGGGATCTGGGCTGCGGCCGAAGGGCTCGTCTACGAAGGCTGGTCGGAGCCCGTCCATGTCATCGACCCGTTCGAGGTCCCGGCAGGGTGGGTGCGTTGGATCACCATCGACTTCGGATACACGGCGCCTTTCGTGGCGCAGCTGTGGGCCGAGGACGGTGACGGCCGGCTCTATCTCATGCGGGAGTGGGTGCGCACTCGCATGCTCGTCGAGGACCACGCCGTGGTGATCCGCGACCGGCTACTCGCAGGGCAACCGCGTCCGCGCGCCATCATCACCGACCACGACTCGGAGGATCGGGCCACCCTGGAGCGCCATCTCGGGATGAGTACGCAGGCCGCGCACAAGTCCGTCAGTGATGGTCTCCAGGCTGTGGGGTCCCGGCTCAAGATGCAGGGGGACGGCCGGGCCCGCATGTTCGTGTTCCGTGACGCGCTGCTCGACCGCGACCCGGGGATGGACGCGGCGTCCCTCCCTATCGGCCTCGCTGAGGAGGTGCCGGGCTATGTGTGGGCGGTGAAGCCTGGCAACCAGGGCGGGCTGAAGGAAGAGCCGGTGAAGGCGAATGACCACAGTTGCGATGCCGCCCGCTACATGGTTGCGGAGCGGGATCTCGGCGGTCAGCCGCGGATGAGGTGGCTGTGACCTTCAACTTGTACGGTTCCTACAAGAGCCGTCGTGGTGTGACGATAGGGGTGAAGTGGTGACGAACCAGCAATGGCGCAGGCTGACACAGCGACTGAATGGGGCTATGCCGTTCGTGCTTGACGGGACTGGGGCTATGCTCTTGTCGGGATCTGCCATGATGTGGAACATCGTGGCCGGAACAGCAGCCCTCGGACTGTCGGTGTTCTACATGAACCACCGCATCTTCGGGAGCCGCCCATAGCGCGGAGGAGGGGCGTTGGCCAGAACCCTCCTCGGCGACCTGTCCAACCTCTTCAACCGCAGCCCGGTCCCGTACACGTCGGGCCGCAACATTCAGATTCCATGGCGGCAACCCGCCGGCGCTGAGGCGCAGATGCGGGCGATGGGCAGCGTGGGCACGCTGTTCGCCATCGTCAACCGCACCAGCAACGCGACCGCGCTGGTGAACTGGCGGCTGTACCGCAAGGCCCCGTCCGGGCTGAAGGAAGACCGCGTCGAGGTCACCTCCCACCCGGCCCTCGACTTGATCAACCGGCCGAACCCGTTCTTCACCCGGCAAGAACTGATCGAGTCGACGCAGCAGCACATCGATCTCACCGGCGAGGGCTGGTGGGTCATCACCCGCAACCCGCGCTCCCCTCTCCCTCTGGAACTGTGGCCGGTCCGCCCCGACCGGATCGCACCGGTCCCGGACCCGGTCGACTTCATTGCCGGCTACGTGTACACGGCGCCGGACGGCCGCGAGATCCGGCTGCGGGTTGAGGACGTCATCCAGATCCGGATGCCGAATCCGTTGGATCCGTACCGGGGGCTGGGGCCGGTGCAGTCGATCCTGACGGAGATCGACGCGTCCCGGTACAGCGCCGAGTGGAACCGCAACTTTTTCCTCAACTCGGCTGAGCCGGGCGGGATCATCGAGGTGGAGAAGCGCCTCAGCGACCCCGAGTTCACCGAGATGCGGGACCGGTGGGCTGAGCAGCACAAGGGCGTCTCCAACGCCCACCGTGTCGCGATCATCGAGAACGGCATGAAGTGGGTTGACCGCAAACTCACGCAGCGTGACATGCAGTTCGCCGAACTCCGGTCCGTGTCCCGGGATGTGATGCGTGAGGCTTTCGGCGCACCCGCCTTCGTCCTCGGCGAGGTCGGCGACGTCAACCGTGCCACCGCCGACGCGTCGAAAGCCCTGTTCGCCGAGCAGCTCACCGTCCCCCGCCTGGAACGCTTTAAGGGCGCACTGAACAACGACCTCCTGCCCCTGTACGGGAAGGCCACCGCGACCGGCCTGGAGTTCGACTACGACGACCCGGTACCCGCCGACGCCGACGCGCGTAACGCCGAGCTGCGGGAGAAGACATCCGCGTATGCGCGGCTCGTCAACGCTGATGCGGACCCGCGGCTCGTGGCGGAGTACCTCGGCCTGCCAGAGATCGCAGGCGACCCGGACAGGGCACTGCTGGTGGAGATTGTCAAGGGTGCGCCGTCGACAGCCCCGTTGATTTTGCCCCTGCTCGGTTTCGATGTCCCCGCACAGCCCGCAGCACTCACACCCGCTGCACCTGCGCCGTCCGCCCGTCTGGACCTGCATCACCACGTGCCGTACACGCCGCCAGCCAGGACTCTGCCCTCGTACAACACGGTCCTCGACAGGCCGCGCCCTGCCCGCGGGCCGCACGCCGCGTCTGAGGACGCAGGGATGGAGCAGGTACGCGAGCAGTACGACGACGCGCTCACCGCATTGCTCGCAGCGTGGGAGCCGGTAGCCGACGCACAGATCGACGCACTGGCCGCGCAGGTCGAGACGACTGTCGACGCCGGTGACACCGCGGCGCTCGCCGACCTGACCGCAGACTCGGCAGCCGCAGCGAAGACACTGCGGGCTGCGCTCGGCGACATGGCCGAGACCGCGGCCGCACAGATGGCCGCCGAGGCTGCTGAGCAGGGCGTCACCGTGAAACCCCCGAAGGTCGACAAGGGTTTGCGGAACGCGTTCGGATCCGAGCTGATCGAGATTGCCGCCGTGACGGCAGGGCTACTGTCCGCGGACCTGGTGGCATCGGCCGGCCGGGAGGCGCTGAGGCTGCTGACGCCGGGCGCGTCCGGGGCCGAGGTGGCGGAGCGAGTCGGCGGGTTCCTGCGCGGGCTGAAGAACTGGTTCCGCCGCGACCAGCTGGGCGGCGCGCTGCACCGGGCGCAGAACATCGGGCGCCTCGCCACCCTCGCCGCCGCACCCCCGGCCACCTATGTCGCGGACGAACGTATGGACGTGAACACCTGCGGCCCGTGCAGGGAGATCGACGGCACCGAATGGGACACGCTCGCCGACGCCCAGGCCGTGTACGGGGCGGGCGGCTACCCGCAGTGCGAGGGCGGCATCCGCTGCCGCGGCACCGTCACCGCGGTCTGGAACACAACGGAGGAGGCCTCGATGGGTCGCACGCGGCGGGCCTGGAACACGGCCAGCCCTGAGCAGATCGCCGCCCGAGGACGGGCCATGCGCCCGGCGCTCACCGCACCCGGCAGCGACGAGGGCTGGTACCGCATCACCAACAGCATGGACGAGGGCGGCGCACCAGTGGCGTCGATCTCCATCTACGGCGACATCGGATCGTGGGGCATCACTGCCGCGGGCTTCGTCGAGGAACTCAAGGCGATCGACGCCACAGAGATCCACCTGAACATCAACTCCCCGGGCGGGGAGGTCTTCGACGGGCTCGCCATCCACAGCGCGCTGCGCTCCCACCGGGCGAAGGTCATCGTCCAGATCGACTCGCTGGCCGCGTCAATCGCTTCGGTGATCGCGATGGCCGGAGACCGGATCATCGCCACACCCCACTCGCAGGTCATGATCCACGACGCGCAGGGTGTCTCCTGCGGCAGCCCCGAAGAACTCCGCGAGTACGCCGACTTCCTCGACCGGCAGTCCGACAACATCGCCGGCGTCTACGCCGAGCGCGCCGGCGGAACGGTCAAGCAGTGGCGTGCCCGCATGAAGGCCGAGACCTGGTATTTCGCAGACGAGGCGGTCGAGGCCGGGCTGGCGGACGAGGTTGCACAGCCGCAACGTATGGCGCCCGAGGAAGAGGAGCAGGCCCGCGCGATGGCCGCGGCCTGGGATCTGAGCGTCTACAACTACGCCCACACCAGCCGCGAGCAGGCCCCCCCGCCGCCACTCGCTGAGGCCGCCCCTGAGACGCCGCCGGCCCCGGTCGTCGAGCAGCCGACCGTGTTCGACCCGGCGGCGTTCCGTGCCGCTACGGTCGCTGCGTTCGACCCGATGCCCGGCTACCAGCCGGACCACATGCGGTCGCTGATGGCCGGTGTCGCGAGCGATGCGCCTGCCGTGCCGGTCGCCCAGGTGCAGCCCGCACCGTACGTACCGCCGCCCGTGGCAGTGGTGCCGGAGGCCGATCCGCAGATGGTGGCGGTCGACTACTTCCGGTCTCTGTTCACCGCGGAGGCCAACCATGCGCCTGCCGCCCCGCAGGCCGCGGCGCCCGCCTCGGCACCCGTGGCGCCGCAGACCGTGTACGTGCCCGAACCTCCGCCGCCTGCCGGGCAGGTGGTGGCCGACTATCTGCGGGCCGTCATGGCTGGTGTCGCCAACGATGCTCCAGCCCCACCCCCCACCTCTGCGCCCGAACCGGTAGCGCCGGAGCCGATTCCTTTCATCGACCGAACAGCCATTGACCGCGCCCTATGGGAGGCACGACTGTGACAACTACCATGATCCGGGGGCAGCGCGAGGCTGTGATGTCCCGCATGCGCCAGCGGATGATTGTCCGCGCCGGGTTCGACCCGTCCGCCATCGGCAAGGCGTACAACCGGGCCGCCGACCCCGCCGCTCCGGCGGGTGCGCCCGAAGCGGACCGGCTGCCGATCCCCACCAACCGGGCCGAACTCGAAGTGATGCTCGGCGACAGCACGAAGATGCAGCGCGTCTTCCAGGGGAAGAACGGCGAGTTCGGCGAGTTCATCACCAACTATGCCCGCGCCGTCCACGAGCGTGACCTGTCCATCGCCACGCAGGTGTCGGAGCAGGTCGACAAGGTCCTCGCGAACATGATGCGCGGCGGCGAGCTGGGCGGCAGCATCGAACGCCCGAACCTCACGCCCGCCGACGTCGTCCGCAACGGCAAGGCCCGCAACGCGCTGCACAACCCGCGCGCCATGGGCGCCGTCCTGGACCGCGAGTTCGAGGGCAGCGGCGACTACTTCCGCACGATCTGGCACAACACCAACCGGACCGCGGACACGCAGGCCAAGCTCCAGCGCGTCCGCAACGCCTTCTCCTCCAACGTCCCTTCCGAAGGCGGGTTCCTCATCCCGGAGACGCTCCGATCGGAACTGCTGTCCATCAGCCTGGAGATGAGCATCGTCCGCTCCCGGGCCCGCGTCATCCCCATGGAGTCGCTGCGGGTTCCGTTCCCGGCGGTCGACTCCACCAGCAACGTCAGCTCGGTGTACGGCGGCGTGGTCGGCTACTGGACGGAAGAGGGCGCAGCGCTCACCGCGTCGCAGGCCTCGTTCTCCCGCGTCGTCCTCGACGCGAAGAAGCTGACCGCGTACACCGAGGTCCCCAACGAGCTGATCTCCGACAGCCTCGTGAGCTTCCAGGCGTTCCTCGACCAGATCTTCCCCGAGGCCCTCGGCTTCTACGAGGACGACGCGTTCCTCAACGGCACCGGCGTCGGCGAGCCGCTCGGCGCGCTCGCGGCAGGCAACTCCGCCTCGATCGTCGTGGCGAAGGAGGCGACCCAGAACGCGGACACGATCGTGTGGGAGAACATCGTCAAGATGTACAGCAGGATGCTTCCGGGCAGCCTGGCGCGCGCGGTGTGGGTCATCCCGCCGAACGCGTTCCCGGAGCTGGCCACGATGGCCCTGTCCGTGGGTACCGGCGGGTCGGCGATCTGGCTGAACAACGGGGTCGAGGGTCCGCCGATGACGATCCTCGGCCGGCCCGTCATCGTCTCCGAGAAGGTCCCGCCGCTCGGCGAAGAGGGCGACATCAACTTCGTGGACTTCGGGTTCTACCTGATCGGCGACCGGCAGGCCATGTCCGCAACGTCGTCCGAGCACTACAAGTTCGGCAACGACATGACCGCCTACCGAATCATCGAGCGCGTCGACGGCCAGCCGTGGCTGAAGTCCGCGATCACGCCCAAGAACAACGGGGATACGCTAAGCCCCTTTGTGAAATTGGCGGCTCGCGCGTAGCGGAATAGATATGATTGGTGAATGGCCAATCATGAGTGGAGAAGGAAGTGCGATGAAGGCTGCACATGCGGAAAGCACCGAGCGCGTCCATGCGCGCCCGGCTGCTCGTGCAGCCGTCATAGTGCAGAATTCAAGCGGGAGATCTGCGAGCCTGGCTGCACATGCGGAAGGCACCGAAAGCAACGGTGCGATCCAGGGTGCGGGTGCAACCGACATAAGCCGTCCTCCCGCAGGTACACAGACGAGCAGCGCGCAGAGGCGCTTGAGCGGAAGCGGGCTCGGAACAGGGAGTACACGGCACGCCTGCGCGCCGAGAACCCTGAGTACGCTGCCCGCAGCCGTGAAAAGAACAAGCTTCACGGGCGCCGCTATCACCTCAAACACAAATTCGGTCTCACTCTGGAGCAATGGGATGAATTGCTCATTGCTCAATCCGGCCGCTGCTACCTGTGCTCGGACGGGCTCAAAGCGTTCGACATTCACATCGACCACAGTCACGAATGCTGCTCTGGCAAAAAGTCGTGCGGCCAGTGCATTCGCGGGCTCGCCTGCCGGTGGTGCAACCAAGGGGTCGGGCAATTCCGAGATGACCCCGAACGGATGCGCCGCGCGGCGGACGCACTGGAACAAGCAATGGCGCGGATATCCACTCGTGCCTGACTAACCTCGGCCAGCCCGGCCAGGCAGGAGATCACATCAAGCCCCCGGCCGGGCCAGTTCCAACACGGCAATCAACCCCCGTCAGGAAGGCAACACCATGGATGGGCTCGGAAGGGTCTTCAACGTCGTCGCAGTAGCAGACGACGTGTACGTCCCCCTCAAGGACGCCAGCGCAGTCAGCTTCGTCTGCTTCCTCGGTGCCGGCGACACGTTCACCGTGACGTCCGCGACCAGCGCGGCCGGAGGGAGCGCGGCGGTCCTGGCGACCGTCGATCACTTCTACGACAGCACGGGCGTAGGCGGCGCGTGGTCGAAGGTGACGCAGGCCGCGGCCTCGACGGTCGTCAACAACGGTACGGCCGGCCACGACTGCTCGGTGTTCACGATCAGTGAGGCGGAGCTGCCCGCGGACCACACGCACGTGAAGGTCGCGTCCACGTCGACCGGCACGGTGGTGGCGATCCTGCACGACCTCAAGGTGCAGCGTGCGCCTGAGAACCTCCCGGCTCTGGTCTGAGGGGGCGGCTGACCTATGAGCGTTCTCATTCAGGCGAATCAGCTCCGCCTCATCAACCTCGGGCAGCGGGCGTCGAAGTCGACGGGCACTCTCGCGGCCACGACGGTCCCCCTGTTCACGGTTGCGGGTGGCCGGGTCGGTATCACGGCGATCTTCGGATACGTGGGCACGGCGATCTCGGTCGCCAACTCGTACAAGCTCGTGTCGAACCCGACGACCGGTACGACCATGGATCTGTGCACGGCCACTGACCTGGGGACGAACGACACCCCGGCTGGGGCCGTCCTGTCGATGACGAGCCCGGCGGCTGCGATCACCGGCGGGTCCACCACCACCGTGTCCACGGTGTCCCTCACGGGCGTCGTGCCGATCCCGGTCGGTCAGATCGAGTCCGTCAGTGCGGGCACGGACGGCGAGATCACGTGGGTCGTCTTCTGGATCCCCCTCGATGACGGCGCGACGCTGGTGGCTGCCTGATGGCTCTGTGGGTGTGCGGCGGGGAGGCGGGCTGCGGAACGAAGTACGCGGTCGGTCTCTCCCGCTGCCCTCGCTGCCACAACACCGCTTTCCACGAGGACGGAGACCCCATGGCAAAGATCACCCGGCATGGTGGAGCGTCCGACGCGACGCTCCCCGAGACCGACACCGACGATGTCGAGCCCGCGCCGGACCCGGAGCCCGAGGACGTTCCGGCTGTCGAGCCGGAGACCGACACCGAGGGAGGTGACGGGCCATCTCTTGGGAGCAGCTCGTCAGCATCTACCGAGACGCCGGAGCAGAAGCCCGAGCCGAGCGAGCAGCCGACCCCGTCGCCTGCCCCAACGACGGGGAGCCGCTCCAGCAAGGGCCGGACGGCGAGGCGTTCTGCAAGTGGGACGGATGGCGGCCAGGAGACCGGTACGTCGGAGACCGGCTCCGCTGACGAGTAGCACGCCCACAACGAGTTCGAGGGAGGAGGAGAGCAGATGACCGCAACCGGCTACACGTCGACGACAGGGGACGCTCGCAAGGTCGACGTCGCGGGCGACACGATGACGGGTGAACTGACTCTGCCCGACTCCTCCCCGGACGCGGCGCTCTCCGCTGCATCGAAGGGCTACGTCGACACAGTCACGGCCACCAAGACCACCGGGCCCGCCGCGGCGACGGACAACGCAGTGCCCCGCTTCGACGGCACCACCGGGCTCGTCTTGCAGAACTCGACGGTCACGATCGACGACGCCGGGAACGTCACGATCACCGGGAACCTGACAGACGCCGGGGACCTCCTCGTCCGCAACAGCCACACCGCGCCCACCAAGTCCTACCGGTTCCGTACCTCCGGCGGCGCCCTCGACACCGAGTTCGGCGGCAACGACTGGTACTGGTCCAACTTCCCCAACGCCGACTTCTCCGGGACGCAGCGCACGTACATGCGGTGGGAGAACGGCGCGGCGACCATCCACATGGTGGCCGAACTCCAGTGCAAGGCGGACGTCTTCGGTGCCCGCGTGCACAGCCTGGACGGGGCGGGGAACAAGCTCGGCTTCCACGGTGCGGAGCCAGTCGCGAAGCAGACCGTCACCGGGGCGAAGGGCGGCAATGCTGCGCTCGCCTCCCTGCTCACCGCGCTCGCGGCCCTGGGTCTGATCACGGACGGGAGCAGCGCATGACGACCGTGATCGCAGGCCAGAGCGTCGCTCTCCTCGCCCAGTTCTACGACTTCGACGGCGGTAGCCTCACCGACCTCGATGCCACGCCGACGATCGGCATCGTCTCCATCGCCTCCGGATCCACGGCGCTCGCCGCCACCGCGTCGGGTGTCACGCACCCCGGGACCGGCTCGTACGGCTACGCCTGGACACCTTCCAGCAGCCTCACGCCCGGCGCCTACCTCGCCACCTGGTCCGGCCTGGCAACCGGCGCTCCGGTCACCGCGGCGGAGACCATCGCCGTCACCGCACCCGCGGCAGCCGAAGCCACCAACACCAGCCCCGATAGCGTCTGGTACGCCACCCGCGAGGAGATCAAGACCGAGCTGGACGTCAAGGAAACGTCCCGCTCCAACGCCCGCATCGACCGCGCCCTCGAAGACGCGAGCCGCCGCGTCGAAGGCCTGTGCCACCGCCGCTTCTACCCCGTCGTCGCCACCCGCTACAAGGACTGGCCCTCGCGCGCCGGCGGAACACCGTGGGTACTGCGCCTCGACGACCAGGAACTCATCTCCGTGACGACGCTCGCGTCGGGCGGCACGGTCATCACCTCCGGCCAGTACAACTTGGAGCCGGTCAACAGCGGGCCCCCCTTCAACCGCATCGAGATCAACCTCGGTGAGGACGCGGCGTTCGGCGGCGGCGACACCTACCAGCGCGACGTACAGATCACCGGCCTGTGGGGC